GACTTGGTATTTAGAGATGTATTTTAAAGGGAGTGTACCTCCAAGAAGGGAGAGAAGATGAAGATCACCACAAATGATCTATATCAGATCAGACAAGGATTAGCTAGTAGGTTATTAAGTCTTAAAATAACTCAAGAAAGAAAAGCGATTACAAAAATACAACATCTATTAGATCGACTAGATACGATGGAAAAGAATTTCTACGCCTCACAAACAAAGTCAGATGACTTGCAACCCGAATTGACCAATGATCTTAATAAGTAGGGATATAAGGGTAAAAGGTTCTTGGCGAATGAAACTACTTAGGTTGGCGCGTAAGTATGTGGGGTGTAGAATATATTTAATAAATAAAAAAAAGGGGTAAGTATGATTATGTTTAGTATAGCAGAATGGGTAGCCAATGTATTAGTGTTAGGAATGGGTATTTTCTTTTGGGTTAGTTCTTTAGCACTAATATTTGTCGTAATTAGTGTTCTTATCGAAAGGTTTACTTATGAGTAAATGGCAAATATATAGAGATAAGAAAGACTTGCCTATGATGTGCGGTGTATATGTGATGTATAAAAAAGATCGGGTTGTGTACGTTGGGGTTAGTAAAAATATACGGAAACGATTTAGTAAGTATAATGTAGATCAATGGGATTATATTAAGGTGAAACCCGCGACCTCTTTTGGGCGCGCAACTGATTTAGAAAGTAAGCTAATTAAAAAGATGCAACCTGAACTAAACTCGCGGCATAAACAAAGAGCGCAACTAAGTAACAGACATAGACTCTCTATTGATGCAGAAATATACTCAAAATTAAGAGTATTTTGCTTTGAGAAGAACTTGAAGATGAAAGATATGGTTGCGGATTTAATAACTCAATTCTTAAAGGCGGTGGAAGATAGTGGCAAGTAAATCAAAATCAAAAGGCAATACCTATGAACGTGAACTCGTAGACAGATTATCTAAAGAAGGATATGATGTAAAACGAGCGTGGGGTTCGGATGGTAGAAGCATGGGTTTAACAGAAGATGTGGATATTTTAGCGAATAAGGACGGAAAATCGCTTAAAATACAAGCAAAAAGAAGAAGAACTATCCCTAAATGGTTAGCATTTGGGAATTGTGACCTAGTAATGACACGAGAAGATCGAGGAGAAACCATTGTCTTGGTGAAGTTAGATGATTGGTTAAATAAATGAGACTACTTGATTTATTTAGTGGAATAGGTGGCTTTCATCTTGGTCTTAAGCAAGCTGGTTTTACATTTGATTGGGTTGGCTTTAGTGAAGTCGATAAGTATGCAAGTGCAGTTTATAAACATAAATTTAAAGATTCGGAGGAGTTAGGTGACATTACAACTATTCAACCAGGAAGAGATTTACCAGATTACATTGACATCCTTTGTGGCGGATTTCCGTGCCAAGCATTTAGCGTGGCTGGAAAACGAAAAGGCTTCGATGACACTAGAGGTACTCTCTTTTTTGAAATCGCAAGGATTCTCCGACATTACCGAGACGTTGGAAAGCCGATCTCTTGTTTTCTACTCGAAAATGTTAAAGGCTTACTTTCTCACGACAATGGACGAACATTTGCTACAATCTACGGAGTTCTTGATAACCTTGGGTATACCATTGAGTTCCAACTACTTAATACTCGCTGGTGGCTACCCCAAAATAGAGAGCGGATATACCTTGTCGGATATCTTGGAGACGGAAGTGGATCAAAAGTATTTCCTATCGGAGAATCAAGTAAAATCTCTAACAACAGGAATACAGAAGTCGCAAATACACTCCAGCATCCAGGTCACTCAGGTGGAAACTATAGAGGAATGACTATGATTGCTGAAGCCACGAAGAAAGGCTACGCAGAAGCAGAGATTGGTGATGCGATTAATTTAGAAAGACCTACAAGTACGACAAGGCGTGGAAGAGTTACAAAAGGATATGCACAGAGTTTAGAAACAATACAATATCAGCATACAATCCAACCAGTATTAACGCCGAATCGTACAAATATACGCAGGCTCACGCCAAAAGAATGTGAACGATTGCAAGGATTTCTAGATGATTGGACAAGTAAAGGTGTCATAGATGGTAAAGTAGTCGATATGAGCGATACACAAAGATATAAGCAATGCGGTAATGCAGTTACAGTAGATGTTGTGCGGGCAGTAGGTGAGAAAATGTATACATTGCTATATAATCAGGATAAATAACAAATGGTGTATTTTACATTAGTCCTGGA